CATCTGGGCAGCCTGGGGGTTGGACGACGTGTTGGAGAGGCCCAACTTGTTCATCGTGGCCGCGTTGTTGGGCGTGTACTTCCCACCGTTCATGGCGGTCTTGATCATGGCGTCTTTGACCAACGTCTGCATGTTGGAGTCCGGGAAGTATGCGCTGAGCATCATCGACAGCGTGCCTCCGGGACGAAGCGCCGTTTGCACAAGGTCAGTGGTGATCTTCTTCCCAGGGAAGACCTTGTCCAGCATCTGCTTGGCGATCTTGGAGACGTCCGTGACGTCCCCGTTTTTGCCATAGGTCTCGATGCCGAGCATGCGCAGCATGTTGGACTGCTGCGGGTTGGTCATCTGGGAGCCCAACGTCTGGGCCACGCTCTGGTTGCTCATCCCAGTGGTCAGGGACATCGAGCCGACCTGCCCGAGCATGCTCTTCCCGGCCGTGCTGGTGCTGCTGAAGCCGTACTGGCTCAGTGTGCTCGATGCCGCCTGCGCGCCACCGACGGAGGTCTGGAAGTTTCCCAGCGACCCCGATGCTTGCGTCGACATCCGGTTCAGGTTGCCGGTGGAAACGTCCCCGGAGGCCATCCCGCCATAGAACAGGCTCTGCTGCATCCCAACACTCGACGTGGTGGAGGGTGTGGTCGAGATCACCCCAGCGACCGCTGCCAGGCCTAGGGAAGTCCCTGTGCGCTGCGAGTTGGTCATCCCAGACGTGGCGCTGCTGGCGACGCTCGTGGCCGCCCCCATCAGGCCCTTGCTGCTCGACCCGGTGCCACCAGAACCGGCGCCACCAGAACCGGAACCGCCCTTACCGGTGGCCTTGGACAGGTTGGCGGCAACAGTGGCCGACGCAGGTCCTGCCGCGTTGAGCGTCTTGAGGATGCTCTTCAGCGTGGCGTCGATCGTCTTCAGGTCTGCCGCCGCCGCAGCCGTGGACTTCAGAACCCCGCCCCCGGGGATCTTCGGGTCAGTCACTTCTCCTCCTCATCCGTGCTCGTGTAATCCACTCTGTCCGCTCCCGAGGGGAGAGGCTCTTGATCTCTGACAGGGTCCAACCCGGATGGAAGGCGGCTAGTAGTTCGTAGGAGTCGAATAGTTCGGCGTAATCGGTACTCTCAGAAGCGAAACATCTCCACCAGGTTCAGGGGCAACGCGATCTCCTTCTCGCAGAACACGCAGGGCACAGCGACGTCCTGCAGCCGGGGCCCAGGGTTCGCCTCCCCGATCGCGTCCACGATTTTCTGGCGGTCTTGGATTCCAAGTTTCTGAACCTGGCCCTCGGAGATGACGGGCTGTCCGTTGATGCTGTTCACACAGCCGAACAGCATGATCGTCTTCAGTTCGGCAGAGGTCTTGTCCGCTGCCTCCTGAATCTGACGCTGCACCGCCCCGGTAGGCAAGGTGACCACCACCGTGCCTACCTTGAGGTCGTCCATGATGAGCGATCTCGGGTTGTCCCCCAGTACCGATACGGGCACATCATCGGTGAGCGACAGGATCACTTCCAGGTCCTCGCCGCAGGATGGGCAGCGGACGTGGAGTGGGACGCTGTCTCCGAAGGTGACCTTGCGGATGGCGAGCAGGAGCATGTCTCGGTCTCCCGAGAGAAGCATGTCCAGCATGTCCTTGTCGGACTTCTGGCCACCTACAGAAACCACTCCCCGCTGAAGAATTGCTGAAAGCATCTTCCCCGGGGACATCGCCGTCTTCGAGATGAACTCCTCGTCCTCCCCGGTGAGTTCCTTCACCTCAGCGTCAGTGACGACGCCCTTGAGGGTCTGGAGCCCACCCGGGAGCACGACATGGGTGTCCGGAAGAGGGGCCGCCACGATCTTCAGTGGCGCCTCCTCCGTAACCTTGGCCAACTGGTCTACGACCTGCCGGGCTGCAGTTTCAATGTTGGGCACGGGTTGTTCTCCTATGTAGTAGTCGAGTGCTGGGGTTAGGCGATCTGCGAGGCCGAGGTGTTCCAGTCCTCAGCCCAGGTCATCTCGAACCCCTCGTGGACCACGGTCATCTGCTCGACCATGATCGCGTTGTCTCCCGCGTTCAGGTCGGAGAAGGCCAGGCTGGTGATCCAGGCGTTGTAGACCTTGAAGCGCATCGCTACCAGGTCGGTCCCGTCGTCCTGCGGGGTGACCCCGTAGTTGGAGGCGGATTCGAGGGCCATCGGGTGCTGGAGCACCGAGATGCCGATGTCGCACCGGAACCCGGTCACATCACCGGTGCCCTGGACGACGCGGAACAACTGCCCCATCCAGTCCCAGTGACCCCGGGATCCGAGGGTGACGCCGCGCTGGAAGGTGAGCGGCGAGAACGACGTCTGGCCGGGCACCTGGTGCACGGCCGTGTTGTAGCCGCCCTCACGGTACGGGATCGACTCGGTGCTGATCGTCAGACCAGAAATCGAGGTGAAGCCGACCGTGGAGTCGGTCAACTTGGCCGAAGCGTTGACGAACTCCGCATGCGGCATGAACGTCGCCAGGAACCGGAAGTTCCTGATCGGGTCAGTCTTGAGGGAAGACCGTCCATTGACAATAGCCATGCTGGGGACCTTTCTTTCTTAGTTCTGGACGGTGGCGGTCGATCCGCCCTCGAACTGACCGATGCGAATCACCACGAACTCGGCGGGCACCTGGAGTGCGACACCCACCTCGATCATGACCTGACCATCAGAGATGGTCTGGGTGGTGTTGTTGGACGAATCGCAGACGACGTAGAAGGCATCGCTCGCCTTCACGCCCTTGAGCCCGCCGGACTGCCACACGCTGTTGAGGTACGTGGTGCAGACCGTGCGGAGCCGGTCCCAGAGGTGGGAGTCATTGCCCTCGAAGATGGCGAACTGGGTGACGTCCAGCAAGCGCTTCTTGATCTGAAGCATGGAGCGCCGGGTGCTGACGTACCTGAAGGTGCGGTCGTTGCTGACCGTGCGTGCACCCATCACGCAGATGCCTGCACCGGGGACCGGTCGGAGCGCGTTCACCGGGGTGAGCGCGGTGTTGAGGCCATCCAGTTCACCGGAGAGCAACTGGCGCTCCAGAGCGACTGCGTTGTTCACCTTCACACCCACGCCTGCCGGTGCCTTCCATGCACCGCGCGACGCATCGGTGGCCAGGTACAGCCCCGCCACCGCGCCTCCCGGTGCGATGGTCCGCGTCGTGGAACCGGTCGATGCACCCGGGTCCGGGATCGTGATCCAGGGGTAGTAGACCGCCCCGTTGCTGGACTTCGGGGTGATGTCGGCGGCGAACGCGATGGCCTCCGACGGCATCAGCCCGGCCGTGGTGTCCATCACCAGGAAGGAGTCACCCCGATCGTCCATCACGCCCAGGAAGGCGGTGTAGACCTGCTGCGCGCCCGCCTGCGGAAGGTACGCGGCATCCGGAACGTTGACCACCAGGTTCGGGCTGAGAACAGCCAGGTCGTTGGCCGAGGACGCCAGTTCGGAAGCCGACAGCGCCGACCCGTTCAGAGACCCAGTGACCAGCGTGGAGACCACATGGTTGACGACAGCCGTCGCACCCACGTACGTCAGCGCACCGGCGCCCGGGTCAGAAGTGGTGTAGGTGAAGTTGGTGTTGGACCGAGACACGATCGGGAAGGTCCCGTTGTAGGCGGGGGACAGGACGCCACCGACCTTGATGCCTGCCACCGTCACCAGGTCGCCGACGACGAATGCCGCAGCACCCGTGTTGGCCGCCGTGATGGTCGCCGTTCCCGTGACCCAGGCGGCTGCCGTGGCGGCCACAGAGATCGGGGTCGTCACCGGGATGTAGGGGCGGCCCAGTCCTACCGGGATTCCCTCGTAGGTGCCCGGGGAGCGGTAGATGCTCACACCGCCGACGGTCGAGGCGACGAACCCAGCCGGGATCGCTGCCTGGATGTACTGGCTGTTGAGGTTGATGATGCGAACGGCGTACCGCTCGGCGGCGGGGTTCAGCGAGAGGTCGTTGAACTTCTCCACCAGGTAGCCGCCTGTGGTGCCCCCCATCAGCACCGACAGGCTGAACAGCCCGTTGGAGGCAACCACACTGCCGTCGGTGGCCGCGATCGTGCTGCCCTCGGTGGCGGTGGACCCGGTCGACGCGACCGTGAAGACCTTGTTGCTGACTACGGACAGGACGGGGCCCTCGACGTTGAACCCCGTTGTGGTAAGCCCCGTGATCAGGACGATGTCGCCTACGTTGACGCTGTTCCCGGAGACCGTGGTCACGGTCAGGACGTTGCTGGCGTCACGTGATGCCATCTGGATCTGGGAGACGAGGTTCTGGTCCTCTACCAGCATCGCCACCCCAGAGGTCGAGGAGGCGAGCGCCCAGTCACCAGGGCTCGCGGCGGAGATCTTCAGCACGTCGGAAGGGCTGGACACGCCGAGGGGAGTGACGTACTGGTCGCTGAGCGTGACCGTCGCCTCCGTCGCTGTGGACGAGGGGACCCGGTCGACCCAGCATCCCCGGCCGTTGTTGGAGAAGAACTGGTACACCGCGTACGCCATCGGGTAGATGGAGCCGTCAGAAGCCTTGAAGCCTCCGAACTGGCGCGTGAACTCCGACCAGGACGAGGTGAAGACGGGGGCGGCCACGGAGCCACGCTCGGCGGCACCCGCGAAGGCACCGACGGCGACATCCAGACCGAGCGAGGTGATCTGCTGCGAAAGCGTGATCTCCTCGATGAAAGCGCCGGGGCGCTTGTACGTGTTGGTCATTGCTGGTCTCCTTACAGGAGGTTGAGGGACGCTAGGGGTTCCATGTGGTTCACCGTCTGGTTCGAGATCATGAGGCCGTGTCGGAGACCGTGAGGTTGATGCTGACTACTTCATGCGCCGTGAGGGCCGCAGACTGGGTGAGTTCGCTGAAGACGCGGACGTTGAAGATGGTCGAGAACAGCCGCCGCTGCTGCTCGGTGATGTCCCGCTTGACCATCCCCGTCATGAACATCGACCGGAGCGTGTCGTCCTCGGGGATGTACAGCGAGCCGTAGCGGGACGGCAGCCGGAACTTCAGCAACTCAGACACGATCTGGCGGT